TAATTATATAATAATATAGTATATGCGTAAAATTGGTGCAGAATACGAAAATTTTATAGACAACTATTTAATAGATATATGCGAATATATGAGCAGTTATATTCATAAACTCGGTATAACTCCGAATATCATAACAACTATGTCTTTAATTTGCGGGTTGTCTGCCTCGGCACTATTGTACAATAAACATTATTATTCGGCATGCGTTCTATGGATTATATCTTATTATCTGGACAATTTAGACGGATATATAGCAAGAAAATACAATCAAACATCAAAAATAGGGGATTATTACGACCACATTGCTGATTTAATAAAATTTTTAACGGCACTGTTTGTATTGTATAAATTAAATTCGCATAAATTTTACGAAGTATCTATTGTATTATTTATATTTTTGATGTTAATGATGGGTCATCTTGGGTGCCAAGAAAGATATTACAATAAAAATGAAAGCGACTCTCTAGGTTTTACTAAACAGATGTGTCCAGTTAATTCGTTTAAAATTAAAACCGTTCCAGACGCGATAAATATAACTAAATATTTCGGATGCGGTACATTTAATTTAATGATTGTATTATGTTTTTTACATTACAAATTCTAGATATTTAATCTTATTTTTTATGAACAACATAACCACTAGATCTATTGCGTCGCAACGCAGACCTTACATCGTTTGCGTTTGCGTTTGCGTTACCAGCAAATGACATTTGAACGGAATTAAGATTTACCGAACTTTTTCCTACCGCGTTAATTTTTTCAATGTTTGTATATTGAGATGAATCTAAATATTTATTTGCGAGAGATGTACTTGCCTTACTTGTGGAAATTAAAAATCTTCTTGACCCTAAATAATATGCGGTTGTTGTTCGTTGTAGGAGGGTTTCTAAATTTTTGTTATAATAAGGTTGTTGTTTCATTTTAATGTATGCTTTTCGATTTGATGAAAAAATAGAGCCATCTTCCATTGTTGGTGGTTTTAATGGCATACCCATTTTATCTGTCGTTAAATTATTATCATTTGGCTGTTTTACGCTAAATCCCGGAGGACCATTAAACCTTGAAATATATTGACTTGACATATAATATTATAATATACAAATAATTAAATAGTTGGTATAAATTCCCAATCCATTTCTTTACATATATTTTTCCATATAACATCCTGTTCGATTCGTTTATCTCTATCCTTAAGCATAGGGAAATAAGGCAGGAATTGGTTCTGTTCAAGCAATTCACACAATTTATATATGGTATAATAATAATTTAAAAAATTAGTTCTTTTGTCTGGGCAGCATTTAGAATATGGTGCCTGAATTTCTATAAATAGATTACACAATATTAGTTCTAGTTCAGGGTGCATAATCGGAGGTTTTATACCCAATTTATCTTTTATGAAGGGTATATGCTCATAATATTTATTATATCCAAGTTTTTTTAAAATTTCCTTTGCACGAATATCGGTAAATGCGGTAAGTGATATTCTTTCCTTCTTTATTTGCTTTAATATATTCGTAATGATTTCTTCTGGAATTTGAGTAGTTTCCTTTGCCTGAAATTGTGACAATATTTCTCGAAAATGGTTTATGCGTTTATACGCGTAAAAACATATTTCCTTAGGAGGCTCTTTATAAGATGAATTTTCTTCGCCAATTAATACATTGTTGTATTTAAAGCATTTGTTGCATATAAGCATACCCTCCTGCTCTACTTGAAGCAACGAACCAGTTTGGCAATATACGCAATTGTCGATATTGTATGTGTATTTATTTATATCAATTCCAGAATTCACGCTATTTCCGGTGGGTTTGTATAAAGAATACAAGGTATCTTCGGAAGTATTTTTATTAGGGGGTTGTTTAGAGAAAAAAACATCTAAGTGAGTTATTTGATTATCGCATTTAACTATATTTTTCTTTTGTTCGAAATAATTAAAAAGATTTAGAGAATTGTTTAACAAATATTCTGTTCTAGATTTATTTATTTTTTTCAGTTTTTTATTTATAGCATCTAGTCTAGCGGTCTGTTCTGGAGTTTTAGTATTACCATAAGCATCTATTTGTGCCATTATTACACGTTTTTCTTCTTCTAGCGAAGGTTTAACAATTTCATTATCGTTATTTATCTTAATCATTTCCTCGTCGTGTTTATTATCAATCGTTTTAGGAATAATAATTGTATATTTTGATTTGACCATATCTTTAAGTATTACTTTTTATTTAAGTGAAAATGTTTTATGTTTAGATTGAGAATATTATTTAATTCCATTATACAATGGAATTTTATATAGATACAACCGAGAATAACGTAGACAGTTCTACATTTACTAAGATGAATTTTATATACAACGCATTAAACGATGGGTGGAATGTTGTAAAAAAAGATGATAAATATATATTCAAAAAGAAGCACGAAGGAGACAAAGAATTGTATTTAGACACTTTTTTAGATAAATTTATTTGTAAAAATATAAAAATTAATTAAGTTAAAATATAAATTTTTTTTCTTTAGTAATATTATAATATGGGAGGAGGATTAATGCAACTTGTAGCGTATGGTGCCCAGGACGTTTATCTTACTGGAAATCCGCAAATAACTTTTTGGAAGGTGACGTATCGTCGTTACACTAACTTCGCGATGGAATCCATTGAACAAACTTTTAACGGACAGGCCGATTTTGGTCGAAGAGTAACTTGCACTATTAGTCGTAATGGTGATTTGGCTTACAGAACTTATTTACAGGTAACTTTGCCCGAAATCAATCAGTCAATGTTAACCTCTGGGTCCCAAGGTGTGTGGGCCCGTTGGTTGGATTTCCCTGGTGAGCAATTGGTGTCGCAAGTCGAACTCGAAATTGGTGGTCAGCGTATTGACCGTCAATATGGTGACTGGATGCATATCTGGAACCAACTCACTATGAACGCCGAACAACTGTCTGGTTATTGGGCGATGATTGGTAACACTACTCAATTGACCTTTATCTGTGACCCGTCTTTTGCCCCAATTGATGGTCCCTGTTCTACTAACAGCAATGTCCAGGTGTGCGAACCAAGAAACGCGTTGCCCGAAACCACTTTATACATCCCTTTTCTGTTTTCATACTGCAGAAACCCTGGTTTGGCTCTCCCTCTTATTGCTTTGCAATATCACGAGTGTAAGATTAATTTGGACATTAACCCCATTGACCAATGTTTGTGGGCTGTTAATACTTTGTCCCCCACTGGCACAGCAAGCGTCCAATGCACTACGGCATACAATCAATCTCTGGTTGCTGCGTCATTGTATGTTGATTATATCTTTCTTGATACCGACGAGCGTCGTCGTATGGCGCAAAATCCCCACGAATATTTGATCGAACAACTTCAATTCACTGGTGACGAATCAGTTGGTTCTTCATCTAACAAGATTAAGTTGAATTTGAATCACCCCGTCAAGGAACTTATTTGGGTCGTTCAACCTGACGCCAATGTGGATTATTGTGGTTCTCTTATTCCTAACACTGTTTTGAACAGAGTTCTAGGTGCTCAACCGTTCAATTATACCGACGGAGTTGACGCTTTGCCCAACGCTTTGCACGCTTTTGGTGGTCCCTTATCAACCCAAGGACCCAACGGATTCATCAATACGTCTGGTCTATTCAACGAACCTGGTGCGGTCGACGTTACTGCCGCAGACTGGTGGAATGTTAGTTCTGCTGGTGCAGGATTTGGTGACGGTGGTGGTGGAAACAATCTTTATTCTACTACTGGTAGCAGCACTACTGGTCCTCAACCAAACGTCACTTCGTCTGTTTCTGACGCTGGTGTATTCGTGTTGGCAGAATCTTCTTTGGATATGCATTGTTGGGGTAGCAATCCAGTAGTCACTGCGAAGTTACAATTGAACGGCCAAGACCGCTTTTCTGAGCGTGAGGGAACTTATTTTGATTTGGTTCAACCGTTTCAATCGCATACTCGTAACCCCGATACTGGTATCAACGTTTACTCGTTTGCGCTGAGACCCGAAGAACATCAACCTTCTGGTTCTTGCAACTTCTCCCGTATAGACAACGCCACTCTCCAACTCGTGTTGTCTAACGCGACTGTTGCTGGTACTGCCACCGCCAAGGTTCGTGTATATGCTACCAATTACAACGTCCTCCGTGTCATGTCTGGTATGGGTGGTCTTGCTTACAGCAATTAAGCGTAGTTGTTTTACGCGCCTTTCTAAGTTTATTTATCATAATAACAATAAATTAAATCACAATAATCATAATAAATTATATTATTATGATTTTATACAGTAGAATATTTAAAACGTCACAAAAAAATAAGAGAGTTATTTCTAATTTTTAGTAAATTAAACATAAATGCGTTGATTGTAACTTCGGCAGTTCATTATTATTTAAATAATAATGAAAGAATGATACTGCATACCTATTCATCATTAGATGACGCGTTTGTCTTTTTATATGAATTCAAATTACTATATATACCTATTCTACTAAATCTAGACAACTATTGGTATATTTATTCACCGGATTTTATTGCCGCGCTTAACATGTGAAACCGAATTCTGATTTCCGGTAATAGCGACAGGAACTTCAGTTGAACTGTTTTTTTTATGATTTTTATTATGTACGTTTGTTATTAATCTATTTGAAGTGAATGTTTCTGTGCTAGATGAATCTAGACATTTACGCAATGTTTGATCGTATTTCATACCGCTACTACAGCATCCGTCTCCGACACATACTCCGATGCCTTCAAACGAAGCCGCAAATGATTTTTTAATATCGTCAGTTAGTCCCGTCGTTGAAATATTATTTGTGTTCGATGTATTTTTTGGTATGCTTCCCATCCCACCCCAATCATATACATCAAAATTCATATTGTTTCTGGACGAAATGTCTACGTATTTTGCAAGCAAGATATAAGCTCCGACTGTTATAATAACCGCTATAATAATATTAATTATGTTAGGGTTTAATATACCTTTTCGCCTAATAATTAACAGTATAATTATTATAGTTAAAATAAACACGCATATTTTTATAACCCGCGCTTGTGCTTTATACCATTTTCCGTAATATGTATTTATTTCTACCATACGCATTTTGCTGTCTTTTGAAGTATTCAATTCGTTAAACCGGTCCTTTGTTTGATTTAGTGCGTTTTCTGCGTAATCGACCGACTTTTTTAAATTCGACAAAGATACAGCACTTTGAGAACTTGATTGTTGTACGGTGTTGTATATATAATTGAGATTTTCATATAAAGACATTCTAATGCTAGATAGTTGATTAATTCGAGATATTAACTGTTGAGAACTTGCACTAAGCACCGGAGTTGTCGCAGGCGGTGTTATGATGTACTGATATAACATATTTGTCCAGGCGGTACCTAGAGGATTAGAACATTGTGAAGTATTAGTCTGCACGCCATATTTTGTGGGGTTATCGGTAGCAGGACCTGTAAAACACTGTCCTCCGTATTGCAATCCAACGTATATATCTCCTCGGGCATATGCTATTTGTTGGCAAGCATCAACAGAATTTACTTGTCCTGCGTCGTTCGATAAAGCTCTGGTCTGGGTGTCATTGTAACATCCTTGGTATTGCCAAGTGCCTCCTGCGTTCTGTGCAGCTGTAGGCGGAGGTGGAGGCGGGGGAGGGTTTGAATTTACATTACAATTCCAATTGGTCCATTGAGTTTGAAGGTCGGATGTATTCATTGTTCCCCAAGTTTCATATGGTATAACTCCGTAAGTATTTCTAGCAGTTACGCACCATTGTCTGTACTCATTTAATGTAGTAGATGCGTCTGGCGCTGGGGGGGTAGGGGTCAACATATATTTACCAGGGTCCATTGTCGGATAAGTATCCCAATTTGATGTGCTAAAGTCAGCAATATTTCCTGTATAATATTTAGCTATATTTGACGGCCATTGGACCATTTTTGTATAAACCCCATCTTGTATAATATAAACGGTTTGGTCGCCCATAGATACAGTATTATTTATTGGTACTGGTGCATTGCCAGAAACACCGACATAAGGACCATACATATAATAAGTAGTTGGTGTTACTGCGGGAGCGATTACAGGAGAAGATTGTATAGACGCCTCGAGTTCTTTATATAACTGTTGTTCGGTCTGTTGCAATTGTGAAATATTATCCAATAACTGTTTAACTTGGGTTTCTGTTGAACTTGAACTCATTATAATATATAAATAAAATACATTATTTAATTGCCTTTATAATTCCAAATATAACTAAAACACATATAATCAACCACATATTTTTGTTATACCGATATTGATTTGCCACCAATCCGCGGTCTTCGTCCATAGCCGATAATTGAGAAATGGCGTAGTCTAATTCAGGCGCAACTTTAGACTGTTTAATATATTCATTATTTTTCAAATTAAAATCGGTTAAATGTTTTTTATACAACTCGTTGGTTTTATCTAATGTTTTACCATCTGTTAAAGTTTTATTTGATAATGTCTTAGCATCCTTTATAAGTGAATTATAAGGAGAACTTGTCATACTGAATAATCCATTCGTATTTTCATCTAGACCGAATTGATTGTCGTCGCAATTAGAACTAGAATATTTTACCTTTAGACCATTTCCGTTAGAAGATGTATCCATTATAAGATAACAATTGCCTGAAGGAGACCCGATAAACTCTCCTATACCGAGCATTTCCCCCGCCAATAAAAAATTTCGTTTATATTTTCCGTTAATGGCCTTATATTGGTCGATTGAAACACCTACCTTAAATGTATTGCTTGACCATATCCTTACATTATTGTAATCCGTTAATATTAGATTCCCGTCATCTCCTAGAGTTAGTTTAAATCCTCCGCACATTTTATTCTCTGCCGAACAATCAAATGTTGCGGTGTTACCTAATGCGTTTTGAATATTTATGTTTTTAGCGACCGTACTATTTCCACAATAATATGTCGAAGTAAAATCCTTGGCACATCCCGGCACAGGATTATCTTGGTTTAATATTTGATAATCTGTCGTTATTTTACCATTGACTATGTTTTGTATAATCGAGGTCCAGTTCCCTGGAATTAGAGATGCCATTATAATGTATTATTATATAATTTTTGAAGTTTTAAGGTTAAATGATATATATATTTTAACCTTAGAGATTATGGCAACTTCTACTAAAAAATTAATAACAATTAATCCGGCATTTTTAAATAATTTAAAATCGCACGCGGTTCCTGCTAAACGTACGCTTAAACTAAAACCCGCACCAAACGATACATCGATAGATATGAAAAAAAAAATGATGAATAGGATTAAAGAGTTTCAAATGAATAATTCGCAAAGTAATACAGCACAAAATAATACAGCGAAAAGTGATACAGCGAAAAGTGATACAGAACAAAGCGATAGTTTCGACAACGAGTTTAGTAAGTCTTTAATGTTTTTAAATGGATACACTAAAAAGAATAAAAAACGGAAGGATGTGTCTCAACCTGTAATAGTTGACTGGCCCGAGTCAGAGAAAGTGAAGATTATAGAAGCACCAGTAACCCCTATTATCTCTAATCCAGTAACCCCTATTATCTCTAATCCAGTAACCCCTATTATCTCTAATCCAGTAATCCCTATTATCTCTAATCCAGTAATCCCTATTATCTCTAATCCAGTAATCCCTATTATCTCTAATCCATTAA